CGGATATGTCCAGTGGCAAGCCGGCGAGAACCAGGCCGGGACCTACTACGTGGTGACCCCAGCACTCCTGAAAAAGCTGTTTGCCCTGGCGCTCGAGAACTCCGAGCTCAGGGCTGAGATAAAGAAGCTCGAAGCGGGAGCACATAAATGATCGACGCGCAGGCGGCACAGGAAGTAGTGAAACAGGGCATCTGGATCGATCGAGCCGTCCTGGCTCTCATTTTTGGAAACCTCGGGACCATAGGGACATTCATAGTCCTGATCCGAAAGCAGAAAAGAAACGAGGCTTCAAAGGCCGACGACCCGAAACCCGGGGACGCTGAGTCATGCAAAAAGCATGCTGAAAGATTGATGGCCGTGGAGACGAAGCAGGCCGGATGGGAAAAGAACTGGGACGAGTGGCGGAAGGAAAACCGCGAGGATCATCGGAGACTATTCGAAAAGCTCGACGAGAAATGAAAGCTGCGATCCTCACCGCCCTGAATGCCCCGCTCGTGGTGGACGACGTTGAACTCCCCCAGCTCGATGTTGGCCAGGTCCTGGTCAAGGTCTATGCGAGTGGGATCTGCGGGAAGCAGATAAACGAGATCTCGGGAGCCTGCGGACCGGACAAATACCTGCCCCACCTGCTCGGTCATGAGGGGGCGGGGATCGTCCAGGAAATAGGCGAGGGCGTGACGCATGTCCGCCCGGGCGATCATGTGGTCCTCCATTGGCGGAAGGGCCTGGGAATCGAATCCCTGTGCCCGAAATACAGTCGAGGCGGGACATGCGTCGGCGGGGGCCCAGTCACGACGTTCAACGAGTTCGCGGTTGTCTCCGAGAATCGCCTGACCGTGGTCGACCGGGATATCCCCTTTGCCATCGCGGCGCTCATGGGCTGTGCCGTGACGACGGGCCTGGGCGTCGTGTTCAACGACGCGCGGCTCTCGATGTGTGAGAGCATCGCGGTCATCGGCTGCGGGGGAGTGGGGCTCAACGTGATTCAGGCGGCGGAGCTCGTCGGCGCCGGGCCGATCTTCGCCTTCGATATCAACGAGGAGAAGGCCCCGCTCGCCAGGAAATTCGGTGCCACGACTTTCAAGCTCATATCCGAAGATCACATCCCGCACAACCTGGACGTGGTCGTCGATACTACCGGCCGGCCGGAGAACATTGCGCGCGCCTACGAGCTCGCGGGTCCGGGCGGGAAGATCATCATGGTCGGCCAGCCCCAGAAAGGCGAGGCGTTGACCGTCGCGAACTTCTCCGATCACTTCAAAGGCAAAACGCTCCTCGACAGCCAGGGCGGCTCCACGGACCCGAACCGGGATATCCCGCGATATCTGGGCCTTTACCTCCGGGGGCTCCTGAAGCTCGATGAGCTCATCACGCACAGGTTCCCGCTCGAGCAGGTGAATGAGGCCCTGGAAGTCGTCCGCTCGGGCATCGCCGGGCGCGCGATTTTGGAGATGGCATGACCGAACTCAATTCGCGCTCGAAGCAGGTCCGCCGGGATACCCTGAAACTCTCGAAGGCCGGCGGCGGCTATCACTATGGCGGCTGCTTCTCCGCAACCGAAATCCTCATCGCCCTCTATGACCAGGTCCTCACTCCGGAGGACGATTTCATCCTGAGCAAGGGCCACTCCTGCTGGCCGCTCTACGTCCTGCTCCGTGAGAAGGGCTGGCGTCCGAAACTCGAGGGGCACCCCCATCGGGATAAGGACCAGAACGTCGTCTGCACCACGGGAAGCGAGGGCCACGGTTTCCCGACGGCCGTGGGAATGGCGCTCGCCCGGAAGCAGATGGGGAAGGCCGGCCGCGTGTTCGTCCTCATGGGAGATGGCGAGTGTCAGGAGGGGACGACCTGGGAATCGATGCTCACTGCGGCGCACAGGAAGCTCGATAACCTGGTGGTCATCGTGGACATGAACAAGATCCAGGGATCCGGCTTCGTGAGCGAGATCCTGCCCATCGCGCAGATCCACGATGTCGCGGGGATCCTCGACTGGTCGGTCGAGGAAGTGAATGGCCATCATATCCCGGCGCTCGCCGAGGCCCTGACCGGGTTTATCCCCCAGATGCCTCGGCTGATCATCGCGCACACGATCAAGGGTTGCGGCGTGTCGTTCATGGAGGGTCGGCCCGAGTGGCATTCAAAGTGGCCGAATCCCGAGCAGGAAGCGGCGATCCTCAAGGAGCTCGAATGAGACGCCAATTCGGAAAGACACTGGTCGAGCTCGGGGAGCGGGATCCGAGGATCACCCTGCTCTACGGTGACGTCGAGCAGGAGATGAAGGACTTCAAGGCCAGGTTCCCCAACCGCTGGTACAACGTCGGCCTCTGCGAGCAGACGATGATCTCGATGGCGGCCGGCATGGCGATCGAGGGCCTGCGCCCGGTCGTGTATTCCATCACGCCCTTCCTTCTCGAACGCCCGTTCGAACAGATTAAGATCGACATCGACGAGCAGAACCTGCCCGTTATCCTCATCGGGTTCTCGGACTACCCGACTCATGGCCCGACTCACCGACCGCTGAATGCCGAGGGCCTTGTCGCGCTGTTCAAGAATATCAAGGGCTACTTCCCCCGGAACTCGGACGAGACACGGAAGGCGATGATCGATGCCTACCTCATGGGTGATCCGGCGATCATCTGCCTGCGTAAGGATGGCCAGCCGATATGGTGAAGGAGACGCAGTAATGGCCCCCACGCCCGAAAGAAAACTCGTGATGATCTACGCCGAGGACTGGTCGATCGAGGATGGACCGATAGACGTAAACCATGCTTTTTCCCTCTACCGTGCCTGGCTGGTGGGCTTCCTGATCCGAGAGACGGACGACGCCATCACTATGGCTCCCGAGCTTTTCGATGATCGAGTGCGGCACGCTCAGACGATCCCCAAGACCGCGATCAGGCAGCGGATCGAAGTCCCATTCCCTCCAAAGGTGGAAGGATGAACGTTCTCGTCACCGGATCTTCAAAGGGTCTCGGGCGGGAACTCGCCCTGACCTTCGCCCGCAAGGGCCACGGCGTCATCCTCCACGGCCGGGACGAGGCCAGACTCGCCCAGGTACGCCAGGAGATAGAGGCGTTGCCGTCGCCCGTCGCGGTTGTCCGTGGGGATATCACGGACGAGCGTACGCTTCGCCATCTCCTGGACGCCGCCCGAACCTGGAAGATCGACGTCCTCATCAATAATGCCGGCGCGTATCTCAGCGCTCCGATCGAGGAGACGAGCCTCCTGGATGCCGAGCGGATCCTCAAGACGAACCTCTGCACCCCTGTCTGGCTGACTCTCGCGATCTATCCACTGTTCCGTGAGCGCGGGCACGGGCTGATCGTGAATATCAATTCCCTCGCTGGGAAGGGTTTCAATGACCAGGAGGCCGCGTACTGCGCGTCGAAGTGGGGCCTCCGGGGCTTCATGGGCAGCTTCAAGTTCGAGGCCCGGAAGCACGGCATATCAGTCCTCGACGTCTATCTCGGGAAGATGAGGACCGACATGGCGGCCAACCGGCCGGGGCTCATCGAGCCCTGCGAGGCGGCGCGCGTGATCTATGAACTCTGGCGCGACTATCCGACGCTCAGGGTGAACGAGATCGAGATAGGGAGAGCATGAAGAAGTCCTCGCCGCGAGAACGGCTTTTCATTCGCCTGTATGTTCTTGAGCCGAATGCGACGAAGGCGGCGCGGGATGCCGGGTTCTCTAAAAAGTCGGCGCGGGAAATCGGCTATCGGCTGTTGAAAAAGGTTCACATCAAGAGGGCGATCGAAGCGGCCATGAAGAAGCGCGAGGACAAACTCATCATGGATCGGGAGGAGATCCTCAAAGAGCTCTCGATCATCGGTCGCTCCGATCTCGCGAATTACATGGAGATCGACGAGGGCGGAATGATTCGGGCAAAGACGTTCGAGCAGATGCCGGAAGGCACGTCTCGGGCCCTAGAGTCGATCGAGGAGAATCGGACGTTGCGAGAGTCATCCGATGGGAAGGACTCCAATGTCGTCACAGATAAGATCAAGTTCAAGATGCACGATAAGATCCGTGCCCTTGAACTCCTCGGCAGGAACAAAGGCATGTTCCCCAACAAGATTGAGGGCGGCCTGAAGATCCAGGGGCGGTTGTCTATCGACGCTCTGAAGAAATCGGCCAAGGGATATCAGGATGCAGACAGCAGACCTTGAGCGCGAAACCAGCCAGGTCATGACCGAGCTCATGCTGAGCTATCGCCGGGATCCCGTTTTCTTCGTCGAGCATGCCCTGGGGCACCTGACCTGGTCGAAGCAGCGCGAGATTCTGCGGTCAATCCGGGACAACGAGAGGACGGCTGTTCGGGCATCGCACGGGTCTTCAAAGACCTACACGGCGGCAGAGATCGCCGTCTGGTTCCTGAACTGTGTCCCAAACTCCAAGGTGATCACCACCGCGCCGACCTTTCCTCAGATCAAGATGCTCCTGTGGTCTGAGATCAATAACATCTATGCGATGAGCCGGATCGAGCTCGAGGGCGAATGCTTGATGACCGAGATCAAGACCGACCAGGCCGATCATTATGCCTTCGGGTTCTCGACAGACAAGCCAGCCAGGGCTGAGGGCTGGCACGCGCCGGCCATTCTCTTCATCTTCGACGAGGCGAAGGGGATCCCCCAGTGGCTCTGGGATTCGGTGCGCGGGCTCATGACGGGCGGCCTCTGCCGATGGCTTGCGATCTCGACCACGGATGGCGTCCAGGTAGGCGAGCAGTACCACAAGATCTTCACCTCGGAGAACCACGGCTGGACCAGATTCCACATTTCAGCCTTCGATACGCCCTACGTGACGGGCGAGAAGTTCAGGACGATCGAGATGCCGGACATCTCAAGGCCCGACGTCTTCAAAGTGAAATACATCGACCCGCAGGACGTCGTCATCCAGATCGCAACGCCGAAATATATCGAGGACTGCAAGGCTGAATGGGGCGAAGATTCCGTCCTCTTTCAGACCAAGGTGAATGGGGAAATTGTCGACGCCGGCGCCGACACCATCGTCAAGCTCTCCCAGGTCGAGCGGATGTTCAAGAACGCCCAGGATCCGGCGTTCAAGGATGATGGCCAGGAGGAGGTCGGGATCGACGTGGCAAGGGGCGGGACGGATGACACGCTGATGTTCAAGCGGAAGGGCCTCAAGGTCACGGATAAGAAACTCCTGGTCTCGAAGCAACTCCCGGAGAAGGCCAAGCTCGTTTACATCTCCGAGGAGGCCGAGCGATTCGCGGCGTTCAACAAGAAGATCCGGATCAAGGTCGACGACACGGGGGTCGGCGGGGGATTGACGGACATCCTTCAGGCTAAGGGTTACACCGTCGTCCCGGTGAACTTCGGCGCCGAGGCGAAGGAGCCCGACAAGTACCCGAACACCATATCCGAAATGTGGTTTGAGGTCGGAAAGATCATCCACGAGATATCATGCCCGATGAGCGATCGTCTCCGGACCGAGCTCGTCAACCGCAAGCAGAAATCCCTGGACAAGAAAGGCCGGCGCGTCGTCGAGAGCAAGGACGAGTACAAGGCGCGCGGCTTCCGGAGTCCCGATGAGGCGGATGCCTTTCTGCTGACCTTCTATGATCCGGCACACGGTGGCGATGTTTACATGGGCCAGTCGAAGGAGGCGTTCTACTGATGGCCATCATCACGACCCGCCGGGCAAGGCAGATGCAGGCGCTGCTCGAGCAGAATGCTGAACTCATCGCCACCGTCAAAATGCAGGCCCTGGTCATAAACGACGTCACGACGGTCACGAACCTCGACACCAAGTACAAGGGCAATGCCTATACGTCCTATGAAGACGCCGTCCAGGAACTCGCCGCGAAGTATGGAGGGACGGCTGATTGGGGGGTGCTTCAGACCGGAAACATCATCGACCTCCGCGCGGCGTTCATCGCCGGCGCCGGCCTGATGGTCTACGCCAAAGACAAAAAGAAGCCAGAATCGGCCAAGAACGAGCTGGACTTTGTGAAGGCGTTCCTCGAAGCCAATAACCTCGACCGGGAGATGGTCCAGGAGTTCGCCAAGGAAGCCGAACTCGAGGGGAGATTCTTAGGGGAACTGATCTGGGATAAGGAAAAGACGCAGGTCCTTCTTCGGTTCAGGTCTTGGTCGGACCTCGGCTATGAGGTTCAAACCGTCAAAGGCGACTATGCGAAGTACGAGAAGGTGACCTGGGATAAGGACGGAAACCAGGGCAGCCTCGAGGCGCCGTTTTTTGTCTACGGGCGCTTCGGCGGACGGGTGGCCAAGACTAAAGATCCCTACCCGAAGGTTGGGAAGTGCCTGACCCAGATCGACGATCTGGACAAGGCGCTTAGGGACTGGCGCGAGATCAATCGGCTCTTCGCCGCCCCTGTCCCCGACATGGAATATGACGACGCAGAGCAAGCCAAGAAGGGTCAGGAGGCAGCCGACAAGATCAACTGGAAGATCAAGAAGATGTTCCATCACACGGGCAAGTTCACTTTCAACTCGCCCACGATGGAGGGTTGCACCTCGCTCGAGAACGAGATCGTGACCAAGGCCAAGATGATCTCGGGCACGACGGGCGTCCCCGTCCAATTCCTGGGCCTCCCGGATATCGCATCGATCCGATCTTCTGAATCCACAAACACGGCCGAACTCGTGTCGGCGGCGACGCAGAAAGAACGGGTCATATGGAAGGGACTCTACCAGGAGATCATCGCAAAGGCGATGGCGATCTGGAGCAAAGAGTCGTCCAAGACAAAGCTCGACCCCGCGCTCATCACCGTCGATATCCCGTATATCACGGCCGACCACTGGTCGAGGCTCCGGGATATCTGGCTCCCGCTCTACACGGCTAACGCGATCTCGCAGGAGACGCTCCTCGCCCAAGTGCCGGGGGTCGATGTCCAAGCCGAGCTCAAGGCGAAAGAGGAACGCGAGCAGAAGATGCTCGACAATTTCAACCAAGACGCGAACGCGGACGCCGAGGCCGATGCGTCCGCCAATGATGGAGGAGGCGACAATGCCCAGACGGGCCAGTCGAAAGGTCAGTCACAAGGGAAAGACATTCAAAAGCAGGGCGGCCGTTAGGCGCTATGAGGCATATAAGCACATGAACGTCAGCAGCTGCTCGAGGAAGGGAAAATGAGAAAAGCGCTCACCACGTCTCAGTTGCCGCCGATCCCGGAGCACGGCCCGCACCGCGAGCGGGTCGCCGTCACCTCGAACGAGGTCCAGCCGCCAGCGCGCGCCGCCCGGCAGGCGGGCGTCAAAGGTTTCGTCGACGTCCTGAAGACGTCCGATCTCGGACCCGACCGGAAGCTCAAGGCGCCGGTCGAGGAGACGGCCGCGAGGAAGGGCGGGAGGGCGAAGAAGGAGTCATGAAGACACAGATCAAAGCCCGATTGCTCGCCATGTCAGAGAGCGAGCTCATGGCGATGGTCCCCCCGCGCGTCTATCAGTCGATCAAGGTCGAGAACCCCAATCCCGTCTTCAAGGCATTCGTGGTGGGCGGGGAAGGGGAGTGGAAGCCGAACCTCGTGGGGATCGGCCAGGTCGTGCAGCGGTGGTTCAAGTCGGCCGTCCAGGCCCTGGCGGATAAGCTCAGGATCGGGACGCCCGTCTTCAACCTCCATGCCGCGACGAACGAGCATTCCGGCAGGACGCCCATCGGCGAGGTGATCGGGAAGGCCGTGAGGCGGATCAAGGATGTGGTCTCGGCCGTGGCCATCACCTACATCTATCCGCCGTTCCAAGACATGAAGCTCGATGTGGCGTCCATCGAGGCGGACGTGCAGACGACTCCCGAAGCAGGCACTCAGCCTGTCGAGGACGTGGATATCCTGGACGTGACCGGGATTGCCCTGGGCAATTCCGAGATCAATAAGCCGGCGTTCCCTGGCGCGACGCTCTTCGCGTCCCTCCAGGCGTTCGCCGAGAAAGACCGCAAAGGAGAAAGCGAGATGACCCTGGAAGAAATTCGGCAAGGAATCCGGGAGGGAAAGTTCAAGGCCTCGGATGTGTTTTCGGAGCGGGAGATCGCAGCCGATCCCGCCGTCGCAGAACTCATCCGGGAGGAAGGGAACCGCGCGGGCTACAAGGCCCGGAAGTTCCCGGAGCTCGAGGAGAAGATCGCGACGCTCGAGAAGGAAAACACGGCTCTCAAGGAGAAGACCGCCGGGCATGAGA